ATAAAAATCCCCCGTATGATTAACAGTCATAATATAAATGCTGTTATCTATTATTCTTGCGGGATAAGGATCAGATCCATAGATAGAATAATAAATTGAGGGATCATAAACTGCAAGAGGCATTCTAGCCGAGTTATAAACCACATTTACGGTGATCATTTGTTCACCTAAACTAGTATCGTAATTCCAATTTAAATTATATTCAACATCAATTTGTTCCCCTCCGCTTCCAGTTATGCTAGAATCCATAACAATTTTTCCGTCAAGAATATCTAAGAAATATTTTTTTGGAAGGGAGGTAACAACTCCGGAAGCATCAGTAAATTTATAATTCTGAAAACTTAAAAGGGGGACTCTATAATTTGCATCGAATTCATAAAGCAAAATAGAATTTGTATCCGGAACAAGATTAACATAGGAATTAAATTGGTAAATATCTAATCCGGATGAACTTTCCATCCAATAATATCCTAAACCCGATGGGTCAGGATAAATTTCATAAGCTTTGGAGGAGGTCCAATCATCATTAGAAGGATCTCTTAAAATAGCGTTTTCAAGAAGAATATTCAAATTTGTTGAAACATCATAAAATTGGGAAGATGAATCCAAAATATCATAAAAACGTAGATCGTTTTCATAAACAAATAATGGCTTCGATACTAATTTGTCTATTATTGTTCCAGCATCAGTTTTTTGTACAGAAGCTCTCCATTGAATATCGAATAGATCAATGAAAGGAAATTGGAATGTCGAGCCTACGAGAACTGTAGATGGGTCATACCAGTATAAAGAGGCATCTGCCAAGGAAAATTGTCCGTTTGAAGGATCCCAACAATATTTCAATAAATCTTTGAACCTTACTTGTAATGCTTCAATTGGCATTTTTTGAAGTTCCTCTAAGGTTAATCTAATACTTGCATCACCTTGAATTAATTCTGAACTTTCGTCAAGAGTGTCCGGAGAAATAGATTGCTCAAAAATAGCTTCAGACCCTATTGTATTAGTTCCATAAACAACATTTCTAAATCTTTCAAAATAAACTCCTTCACCAGTTATATCTGTAATCCTGGCATTTACTCCAATGATCCATCTTTCAAGCCATTGCTTAAGAGCATATAATTTAACAAAAATCTCATTAATATTGTAATTATAACATTCTTCAACAATAGGATTACCCCATTGATCAATTTGACCAGTTTCCCGGGTCAAACAATAAACAAGGGACAGCTGATTTAATTTCTTTAAATTTCTTCTTTCGTCTGGTGAAAAATAAAGAAGGGTCTTTGTTCTATCTGCAGCATCATAGGGAACTGTAAGAGAAAGTTTCTGCCCATCTTTTACATTCTTAAACCATTCTTTTACTTGAATATCCTCATATCCAAGCCACTTTATTGCATTGATAAGACCTTTATAAGTTCCTATATAAGGCATAATTTTATCATGTTCTAATATGATATGCTTTGCCTTATAATTTAAAAGTTGCCAATCAGGAAGGTCTTCATTAATATCTGCTTCTTTAAAGAGTGTATGATTAGCTTTAGGACTTGGTAAACCAAAGTTAGTTATAAGTGTATCAAACCTTTCATCCGGTCCAATAGATTCCGCATTAACTAGGATTTCATAAATGAGATATTCTGTATTACCTACTTTATGGAATACCCTAAGTCTTCTTTCAAAAACCCCCTCTGTTTCTGCACGGAATCCAATATTGATCATTAATCCGGTCTTTTCCGCATATTCTGCTGTATCAATTATCACTTCATCAGCCCATTCTACAAGCTGATTTTCCTCGTCTATTTCAAATAGTTTAATTTCAGGATCCCCATCAGTAAATCTAAAAATTAAATAAGGATTAATAGGATCATAAGGTCTAATTAAAACTCCTGTTGATGATTCTTCAATAATCGTTAAATGCTCTGTTTCTACAAGACCTTGAGAAATAGGTTGTAAAAATACAGCCGAACTATAAGTAATTGCAGGATAAAGGAAAGAAACGTCTGGTGTTAAAGAGATAACTACGCTTTCAATCGATTGAGAATTTACAGGAGCCGGATTAAAAATGGAAACATCTTTGAATCCTATAGAAACTTCAGAAGGAGTTAAGACCTGTGAATATCCGCCAAAAGAAAAATCTAATTTAACCTGTGTATTTGAAGGATATTCCCATCCTCCATTTGTAACTTCGACATCTATAATATAATTACTAGGATTTGTAACAGCAAAAGCAGCTGCGCCGGTAGCATCAAGATTATCGGCAATAAATGTAAGAGGTAAGTAAGTGTCTGCGTATGAGTTTAAAAAACTTCCGCTTTTATTAAATATTTTCCAATTCTGCTGATTCATGAATCCTTAATTAATATTGGTATCCTCTTTTCCATGAGCAATACTCATAGTTTTCTTAATATATTTAACCTGTTCCAAAATAAATGTCAATATAGCTTCAATTTGAGCAAATAGGGGTTTTTGAATAGGGTTTGCCCATAATTCGGAGGAGGTTGTTTTTGATAATATTTTTCCTCTATAATCATATCCCAGGTTGGTATAATTATCTGATAAGTGTTTTGCCGAAGCAAAATAAGGAGTTCTTACTTTAGACCTTTGACTCTTACTACTTACTGCATTTTGTTTTTGAGTTGCTGTTGCCATTATAAGTTAGAAACAATATTTTTGTTTTGATTACTGTTAAAGTTAACTGGGGTAATTCCTCTCAATTGAATATTTACAGTTGAAAGCCTATCTTTTGCAACTGAATCATCATAAGTAATTCCAAGTTGACTTTCGAATCCTCCTCTAATAAGAGGATATATGTCCTTGACAGTTACTCTATTTCCAAATGCGTCTAATACAAATCTTTCGAGAATAATATCGCCATAATCATCAAGGCCATATCCATTTCCATAAATTGTAAAATTGTTTTTGTCTGCATCAAACCAGACAGATACAGAGTCTACTCCATCAATGCCTTCAATTATTCTAACTAAATCTGATTGAGGGATTCTATCTCTTCTGGTATTCTTTAAGAAATAATCAGAGGTTTTTGAAATAATTTGTTCCCTGATATTGTTAAGATCATAACCCTCATAGATAACTAAGGCAACATTTAGAACGAATTTAGGATATCGAAGAGTCATAATAGCATTATCTACGGTAAGTATCCTTTGCCCGCTTTCTTCAATCAAATCTAAAATTCCTCTTTTTTCAAGATCAGTTAATTGGAATGAATCTAATCCACAAGTAAAATAATTCTGATTTGCTGGGATCCTTTGATTAACATCTGGAACTAAATAAAGATAAACAGTGTTATCGTCTTTTTTCTGCTCTTCAACTTGGCTTTGCCAATAATAAAGTTGGGTTTGAGCATTATCTAATTCGGTTTTCTTAGCAAGCGATTGAGAAGCCGAAGCCCCCACTGTTGCTAACAAAGTTCTGTATTGTTCGCTTATATTTTCGTAAGTAGTTTTGGCTACATTATACTTATCAATTGTGTATTTGTCCTCGAATGTTGCAAATCCGGGAATAGCATCAACAATAGTAAACATATTCAATTTACGTAAAAAATAAATGTAATTATCAGTATTAGCTAAAACAAAACTTCTTGACATGTGAGGAGCAAGTAATCTAGTAAGATATACAGGTTCCTCATTAGCTCCAAATAAAACATCCTTTTGAATAGAAACTCTAAGAATCTTATTAAGATCTATCTCCTGACTATTAATAGAATACCCCTTTCCTTCAAATTTCCAGTTGGCTGTCGTTTTAGCTTCTGCCGTTCTAATATTTCCTGCATCCCCATCAGTTAACAAATATTCTACAAGGATCGTTGATCCAAGAGGGGGAACAGAACCGTTATAACCATTCCCAAAGAAGACATCAATACCTCCGGTTTGTCCTGTTTTAACTATAACAGATTCTTCATTAAAATTCATATCAAGAATAGATTCCCTCTTTGCCCATTTTTTACCATTAACATAAATATTAACAAAAAAATTATCTATAATGGATCCTTTTTTAGCTTGGAAGTTAAATGATTGTAGAGGATCACCGGTTCCCGTTGATTGTTGATATTCTAATTTACCTTGAACAATATTTACATCAACATAATTTGTTACAGAGCTAAGATCTAATCTAACTTCATTTCCGGGTAATACAATAGTATAAGTTAGACCATTATAAGTTGAAATAATTCTAGTATAATTTGGAATAACTGCGGTGTTCCCATAAATATCTAATTTCTGCCCATTATAGAATAATCTTAGAGTCCCCCTAGCAGCTACACCTCTGGATGAATTGTGACCTGTTAAGGCTGCAAGACCCTTTACACTCTGAGATCTAGAAGCCGTGTTGATATTTAATTCCGTTATAGAGTCCTCAATATAATATAGGATTGTTCTACCAAGATTAAGAATAACCTGAAGAAGCTGACCCATAGGAGATGCCATGGTAAAATATTGTCCAGCATCTTCGTATGTTTGTTTTATAAAGTTAATTGAATCCTGATATAATTCGGATAATCGGATTCGGGCAGTTTTAATTATACTCATAGTATTTTACTATATTTTTCTCGATTCTTTTTTAAATTTTTTAACCAATCCTGAATTTCTTCAGTATAAATTAATTTTGTATCCCAGGACAAATGCCATTGTGGTCTATTCTCAATAGCTAAATCTGTTAGAATTTGAATAAGCTTTTTTCCATCATCTTCAGATAAACATTCAAATTTAACTGCATTGCCTTCCAGTACTCGAACAACTTTAACATAGAAATGATTCCATTTAGATATGGAAATATCTTCGGGGTTTACCCCTGCACTCATAAGAAGTTCTACGGTCTTTGCTATATTTTCAATATGTAGATTTACCTTTTTATCTTCTTCTCCTGATTGATCCCATGTAGTGTCAAATTCGACTCCTTTTTGTTCAAGGGATTTTCGAATACCTATCTGAAGAGCATCTTTTGGATCTTTTCCTCTTTCAAAATTAATATTTTCTCTAACTAACATTATTTAACTAATACTCCTATTGCTTTTTCATCATTGATATAAAAATCAATAACGCAGAAATCAAATCCATCTGCTTTACCAAATGAAACTGAAGGTTCTATTTTAAATTTGCTGGATTCAGAAATATACTGTTGAACTTGTTTTTTGATTTTCTCTTCCAATTCAAGTTTGTTTATTCTTGTCTCGAAGATAAGATCCTCAATTCCTACTCCAAAATTAAGATCCCCTAAGACTTGTCCTTGTGTAGTTCCTAGAATCATTCTTATCTTTGAAATAATACTTTCTATCGGATCAGAATGTTCAAAAACCCCATAACGATAATTTGGGTCCTCGGGGTTTCTGATGTATATTTCTTTAACCATTCTAGTTTTTATTTATATATCTTTACCCTACGAAAAGACCACAAAAAAAGCCCCGAAGGGGCTGAGACAATAAAAAATCATATTTTATAAATTATTTGCCATAAAATGCTTCCCCTCATAAACCTGATGAATTTTTGAAGGAATATTGCTATTCTCCTTAAGATCTGCAAATTTCATCCCTACAAGTTTGTCCTGAAGATTAAGGCCTGGATTCTTCTTCTTAGCGTTATTGATATAAGCAGAATAATAAGGAATAAGCTTGTCATAATCGTTTTTGTCATAAAGGAGACGATTACTTTCTCCAATGCAAATATTATCGGTATCCTTATATCTTTGAACCGTAACAAATCCAGTTTCTGCCGGGAGTTGTTTACTCCATTTTTTGGAGAACTCACCTTTAAGAATTCCTTTGCTAAAAAGAATTTTAAGAATATCGTGATGAATTTTTTCCGAGAAATTTTCTACATAAATATCGCCATCTTTCGAAATAACGCCTCTGATATTAGGGCCCAAAGAAGAAATAGAGGCCGGGTTTTTAATGAGAGCCCATTTACCATCCCTTGCAATAATATCTTCAGATGAAATGGATGCTTGCTTTTCGCTTCTACCGGTTTCATCGGGGATGCCAAACATTCTTTCGGCTGCTTTATCAGCTACACCTTCTTGAATAACATCTATAACCTTTTTAGCTTTCATGGAGTAAATGTACTAATTTTTTCCTTAGAAAAAAAATTTCCTAAGTTATTTTTATATTTATCACAAAAAAAGAGCCATTAGGCTCTTTTTTATTGAATTGCTATTCTTTTTTGTGTTTTAGATTCCTGAGATTTAAATTTAATTTCCAAAATTCCATCTTGTAATTTAGCTTCGACTGATTTAGAATCTATTCCAAATTTTCTCATTTTATAAGAAAATTTCTTTTCACCGATCCTTTTCTTGAGCTCCTCGTTTTTGAGCTCCCCTTCTATAGTTATTCCCGTTGCATCAATATCTATTTGGATATCCTCTTTAGAAAAACCTGGGGCCTGGACAGTAATTATCATTTGCTTATTTTCTTCATCGAAAAAATAATGAGCAGGCTCTGCGGAATAATCCCAGTCAATTTTTTTCAGCCAATTATTATTAAAAAAATCATTAAAGAAAAAATCATCAAATAGGCTAATGCCCTGATTTCTTAAAGCTAATTTGTTTTCCATAATTTTATAATTTTAAGTTATTTTTAATTTTTCATACACATATTTTCAAAAAATATGCCATTGAAAAAAATATGACAAAATGGCAATAAATCAAAAAAATTTTGACAATTTGACAAAAGAATATATAAAGAAAATGTCAATTAATGATTATTTACGAGTCTGTATATCCTTTTTTAAATGAAGAGTTTCTAGCATCCGAGATTCTAAATGAAAAATTCGACATCAATAGTATAAAAAATGTTGCTAAGAAAGCTGCTATTCTTGCATATATGTTTCTAATGACAGCTTCTAATAAAGGATATAAGGATTTACCCAACAAAGAAGAAGTTAAGAATTCCAAACCCCTTATCTATTTAGCAAATCAAGATCATATTTCAAAAAAAGAGGTGGATGAGGAATTCAATAAATTATTCAAAAAATATTTTTATCCTTGGAGTGAGCCTCGATTAAATTATGATATTCTGCAGGATCCATTCCAATTAACTACAAGTTCCGAGGGAAAAGAATTTATTAAAGAACATGAAAAATTAAAGCTAGAAGCTTATGAAATTGGGGATGGAATGGTTAC